TAGAGCCGATGGACACGGACACGCCCCCCGAGAGGAGCGTATCCGATACCATCTGTTCTGCCTTCTTCTTGAAGAAAGGGAGCTTCATCACTAAGCCTTCTTTTCAAGATAGAAGAGGGGGCTGTTCACCTTCGCCTTGAGGATCGTAGCCGTGACGTCAATCCCGTAGCCTGCATCCTCGCTGAGGGCGATAACGCCCGTGAGCTTGACACGGGGAGCCTTGAAGACCTCAGCGCCCTGCGTCTCGGGGATGATAGCCAGCGCGAACTCCTTCGTAGAGACAAGGCTATTCACCTCGAGCGTGTTGGTGCTTTCGGTGACGTTGAACACCTTCTCCATCACGCTCTTATTAAGGTTCTTCACGTGGAACTTGACACGGAGCGTAGAGGCGCCGGTGAGGGTGTCTACGGTCTCACCGCCTACTGCCTTCCACTCCTTCTTGTCGCCTTCCTCCTGCTCAATGCTCAGCGAGCCCTCCTTGACGAAGCCAATAAGGTTCATCCCTGCGGTTGGCATCTTGCTCCCGTCCGTGGCGTTCACTGCACCCACCTGGACTTCTACCTTGCCCCAGGCGGTGTTATTAGTTTCCTGATATGGCATATCTGTTACTCTGTTAGTTTGTTATACTTGTATTTGACTCTCACGTTCACCACGCTAAAGCCCTCTTCGGAGAAGGTGGTGGGAGTCCCGTCAAGAACAAGGAGAAAGTCCCCCGTGCGGTGTGCATCTACGAGCTGTGAGATAGCTTCCTCCAGCTCTTCGCACCTTTTTACGTCCTTGACTAATAGGGGCTCCCCGAAATTGCGCATAGGAACATAGGCGTTCACATTGACGACACCGCTCTGTGAGAAGCCGTCTAAGCTATCCCTCCCCGTGAGGAAGGACACTACAACGTCCTCCACGTTGCTATCAAAGGGTCGTGTGCCATTTCTGTACACACCACCACTAACCACTACTCTCCCTTTGAGAAGCCCGTGGATATACTCCTCTATCGCTAATCCCGTCTTACGCATTATTCAGCCACCATTGCACCATCTCCTCCGCTAAGAGTTCGCCCGAGGTCGTCACGTCAAAGCCTCTTGCTTCAACCTGCGTTGCATAGGGAGCGCCAGCGACGAGGATAAGGCGTATGCCCTTACTCCCTCTTGCCAGCTCCTGCACCGCCTCACGACCTGCGGACTGCCCTGCGCTTGCTTTCCTTCCGTTTCCCGTAAACCCGCCCGAATGCACCACCTTGCCATCGTAGCTCACCGCCCATCCTATGGAGGCTGAGAGAGCACCCGACTTATCCGCATACTGCTTGCGTCGGATAGCTTCCTCATAGCACCCCTTAGCGATGAAGCGTACATCATCGATGATCTCGGTGATAGCCTCCTTGCGCACCTCTGCGAGGAGCTCCCGAAACTCCATCAGCCTAAGATGATCTGAGTGAAGTTGAGGATACGGGCGTACTCCCAGCTCTGTATCGTGAACTCACCGATAAGACTCCCATCCTCTCGGTATAGCTTTGCACGCTTTGCAGTCACCGATACAGGCTCAAGGTGTACCTCGTAGGCGTAGCGGGAATACCCGCCATCCTTGTACGTCCCTCGCTTGTCATTGACCGAGGAGCGGAACATACAAGGGATAAGCTCGCACTCGACAGCGTCCGAAAACACGGGTCTCCCCTTGTCGTCGAAGCTACCTTGCTCGGTCTCTATCGCTTGTATATATCCGTTCTCGTAAATCATAGCCAGCGCACTCTTGGAGGTTCGGAGATCATATCGGGAAGCCCGAGGCGTCGGCACTCAAGGCGGTAGTACTTAGCTATGTCGTCCTTAGATGCACGAGAGATAGATACCCCCAGCTCGCTCACGGAGCTTGGCATCAGAAGGAACTCGGGCAGGCTCTCTACGAAGGCTCTGTGTACACGCTCCACGCCTCCCGCCTCAGAGAAGCAGGTATCGTCGCTCGGGGATAGCCCCTTGCCGACAAGCAGAGAGGACACATAGCCATCGGAGAGGCTTACCCCCATAGCTCGGTACTTTTCTTGGATATACTCCTGCGGGGTCATATCGTCTACTGCTTGATAGCCTTGAGGTCTACGGAGAGGATATGCTTAGGCAGACGCACCTCGGGGATCCACGCACAAGCGTACTCGATGAAACGACCTTCATCCGTGCGCTGCGTGGAGATCATGTGGTTGCCAGCCAGGGCGGTGTACGTCTTGGTTGGAACAGGGTCTCTAAGCTCATAGGGCTCATAGAAGCGCATCTTACCGATCTCGCCTTCGGGCAGGAAGACGATCTTGTCGTCGGGGCAGAGGCGGTAGGTCTTACCGCCAAGGTCTTCTACGATATTGCTAACGATGCGGATGGAAGGAAGACCCAGCTCAGACAAAATCGTATTGACCGTGTTGAGCGAAGCGATCCCGTTAGACTGGACCTCCGAAGTGCCTCTGGTGATGGTGTATCTATCCACCAGCCCCTTGTTCTTCGCGAAGTATTTAATGAAGGTAGCCGAATTCATCTCTATCGTACCGAAGTTGATGTGGCTGTACTTCTCGCGGAGGTCTACGAGGAACTCAACGAAGTTATCCTTATCGCTCGCCTTGGCTTCTGCCGTAAGGATGGGGAGGGTCATATCGAGGACGGACACGCCCTTGGGGTTGTCTCCGATAGTTACTTCTGCCTTCCCGTTGAACAGAAGGTCAAACATGATCTTCTCCGCACGCTTGTACGGGGCAATAGAAGCATCACGGAAATCGTCTACAAGGGTGTTTACCACCGCATCGTAGTCCAGCTTCCCAGCGTTCACCTGCTTGATGACATCACTGAGCTTCTCCAGTCGGTCGTTGTCCATCTGGAAGCGGTCGGCAATGTCTGCTACCTCGAGAGTAGCTTCACCCATAGGCGCACGCCCACGGAGCACCTTGCCTGCATTGCGGTCAATGACCGAACCCATGCGCACTGCGGCAGTCGCCCCGTAGACGGACTTGAAGATTCGATTAGGGGTGTACTCGAAGCTCATGTAGTTGCCGATGATGATCTTGTTGCGCTCCGTAGCCAGCGCTCGGTCTGCTACCGACTTGACGTAGCCTGTGTGACCGAGGAAACTATCAATAGTCAAATTCATATCTGTCGGTTTTGGTTAGTTGGTTGGCTTAGACGAAGAGGAAGCGAGCGGTGAGCGCCTTCTTGTCCTCCTCCGTGACTGGGATATAGAGCTTATCCGTGTCTACCTCAAAGGCACGACCGATGGCGGTGAGGGTAGCCCCTTCTTCCACCTTGACGGGTGCGTAGGTGAGGTAGTCGGCAGTGCCCTTGGCGGTGTTCCCCGTAGCTGCGGTAGCCTCGAAGAGGACTGCGCCCTTGGTGAATGCCGACGCATCAGCCTTTGCCGTGATAGTGTCAAACTCCTTGTCGGAGGTATCTACGCTGTCGATGGTGAGCGTTGCCGTTCCGTTGGAGAGGAACATACCGCTCGCAAGGTTAGCGTACTTGGAGACCTTGACCTTCTTCCCCGAACCAGACTCTACGACACGCACACGCTTGAGCAGGGTAGCCTTGCGGGTGACCTTGTCGACAGAGATAGGCGCAAGGGGAGGGACTACGGAACCAGCCGTGAGACCCGTGACGTCGAGGTTGAAACCTCCCGAGAGGCGGTAGCCCGTCTCTACGCGATACAGCTCGTGAGCGGGCATGTACACGTTTTCGTCATACTTGATTTTTGCCATGTTCTTTTACTTCTTCTCGTTAAGGATTGCCTCCGTACCTTCGTTCACCTGCTTCACGATAGAAGCCATCACGTCGTCATCGGACTGCTCGCCTGCTTCGGGCTTTCCTGCCCCTCCGAAGCGATTGTTGGCGCTCTCGTCTTGGAACTTCGTGTAGCCCTGCTCGATGTTAGCTACCAGCTCGCCTACGTTCGTATCTTCTCCGAAGGTGCGCCCGCTTAGAGCCATAGTGTAGAAGGACTCGGGAATATTCTTTTCTCCGAGGAGGGAGGTGATCTGTGCCAGCTTACCCTCGTGGGAGCGCTGACCGAGGATGAGTTCGATCTGCTTCTGCTGGGCTTCCAGCTGTTGCATCATCTTCTTCTCTCGCTCGGTGGGTTCGTTCCCATGATTGTCGCTTGGCTTAGGGTCGGTAGGCTTGGGCTGAGCTTCCTTCTTGAGGGCTTCAAGCTCCTTGCGGAGTGCGGAAGCGCTCGTGCGCTCCTTGTCCACGTCGGACTGATACGCCTTCAGGAAAGACTCTGCGCCTGCCACTGACTCTGCGATACGTTCTTCCTCGGTGATGGTTTTTGACAAGAAGTCGGCTACCCCATCAAACGCCTTGTCGCTCACCCCGAGATTGGAGTATCTCTGTTTGAGCTGTTGTAAGATTTTAGTTTTCATATCGTTAAGCTATCGGATATATGCAAATATATATAGCCTGATATTGGATTTAGGTAGAAATAGAGATATGTTACTAATTTTCTCTATCTCTGTGCTTTTAGGCATAAAAAAGCCCCGCAGAGAGGGTACTCCACGGGGCTATCGTCGTTAGGGGTTGGTTGCTATTCCTTTTCCTCGGTCTTGGTGGGGGTGGTTTTGCCTTCCTCGCTCTCCTTGCTCGTCTCTTCGGTGCTTGCCTCAATGGTGAAGGGTACGAGGACGGGGTCAAGGCGGAGCGACCTGCCAGCCCTCACCGCTGGCACTTGCAGGGAGATAGCGTGCTTGAGGAAGCTATACCTGCGTGCGAGGTACTCACCGATAACCTCCTCGTGCTTACGGACGGCGATATGCGCCCCCATAAACACGTACTTGAAGGCGACACCCGAGAGTGCAGTCCCCAGCCCTTGGAGGTCTTTGGGGTTGATGCGTGGGGTCATCGTCATCGTGAAGCAGTCATCCACGAGGCGGGCAAGCTCGCCCTCCGCTGCGCTGGTGGACTGATCCCACGTGAGGTAACGCACATCCGCCTCATTCCCCGTCATCTGAATGGTCTGCGTCTTGCCCGACTTCTGTACGCCCGACACAGAGCCACGTACCAGCACCTTGGGGAAGAAGTTATCGTTGATGCAGTCTGCGTAGTTGCTCTCCAGCTCCTCAATGCGCTTACGCTTGCTCTGTATGCGATCACAGAGGGCGTGCTTCATCTCCATGTAGATAACGGGCATCTTGTCGAAGCCGTGGAGTTCCTGCGAGATGAGCGTCCAGCCCTTGCCCTTCACATTCTCGTAGGTGTAGACGTGGGTAGCGTCAATCTCCATCAGCTTCTCCACCTCCTTGTCGTCTACCTTGACCGAATAGAAGCGGTAGAAGGAGACGAGGTCGCCGTAGGTGTCCTTGATAGGCACGATCCTATCCCCATTGAAGGGTGACCACAGCTCACAGCGGAGGCGTGTGTCTGCCCCACGTGCGTAGTCCTTATCCTCGTAGAACTCGGGGTCCTTTACCGCCCACCAATACTCGGCTACAATCGTCTCGGAGAGGACGGCACGCACGGCACGTTGGTTGATGAAGCGTATCTTGTTCTTCGTCTCCGTCTCACGGATGAGGTCAAGCATATATTCCTGCTCCTTCGTCTTGGCTACGGCTTGCAGGTTGGGGGGTAGTCCCACGGCAAAGGCGGTGTGTATCTCTACGATGAGTTGCTCCAGCGAGGATGAGATGCGGTTTACCTTCTTCGTTTCGTACACCGCTCCCGTACGCCTGCCGTTAACGTCTACCTCTTCGTCCTTGACCATCACCCTATCATCGGGTCGGTGCGCCTCACTCATCACCTCGTGGCGGGGGGATTCCCCCCGC